CAGGGCAAGGTATCCCAACTTGGAATACTTTGTCCAGTCTGTATCACATCCAGGCGCATCTGTCAATCCTGTAGAATTACCCATTCGAAGAATCACGTCAGTACCTTTGGCGGGTGACAAGATAACCTTCACCGAAGTATCATTCTCGATCATTTTAGACGAGAGTCTATCATCCTATAAAGAGATGTACGATTGGTTGACTCGTATTGTCAATGATGGTCAAGTATCACAATCCGAGAGAATGACCAAGATACCAACATACTCTGACATCACACTACACGTTCTGTCTAGTCACAACAACACAACTCAAAAGATCAAGTATAAGGATTGTATGCCTATATCACTTGGTAACATTGAGTTCACCTCAACACAGGGAGATGTAACCTACGTGACGTTTGATGCCTCATTTAGGTTCTCACAGTTCGAGATAACTTAACACTATATACCTTTACATTATGGAGATTATATTATGATTGATTTGGAAAGCATTCTTGCGGAGTGGAAAGAAGACTCCGAAATTGCGAAACATCAATTGGACGAAACCTCAAGGGTGACACCCGCCCTTCACGCAAAGTACCTTGAGTACCTTTCATTGACAAAACTCCGTCTCAAACAGGCGGAGTTCAAACAGAAGGTTCTACTCAAAGACAAGTACCTCTATTACGAAGGCAAGATGTCCCAAGATGACATTGAGTCTCGTGGGTGGGCGTATGACCCATACGAGGGTCTCAGTGCAACCACCAAGAACTTCAAGGAGTACTACTATGACTCCGACAAAGAGATTCAAGACTCTGAGATGAAGATTCAGTATCTTAAAACAATTATAGATACACTTACAGAGATAGTCAACAATCTCAATTGGAGACATCAGACTATCGGAAATATGATTAGATGGCGTTCGTTTGAAGCGGGACAATAATTTGTGAGTTTACCTAACACTATACGTGTCGGTCTTAAAGACCATGCGATGATGACAATTGATGCGGAAGCACACCAGATACCAGAGTTACGTGAGTACTTCTCGTTCTATGTGCCTGGCCATAAATTTATGCCCGCATTCAAATCACGTAAGTGGGACGGTAAGATAAAATTATTTAATCAGATTACTCGTGAACTCAATGTGGGTCTCTATGCACATCTGAAGAAGTTCTGTGCAGATAGAATGTATCCTATTGAGTTGATCGACAATGACGAGTATGGTCATCCCGAAAATAAGAACCATGTCCAACATCAAAACCTTATTAAGTTCCAGAGTGAACTAGACCTACCCTTTCCTTTACGTGATTACCAGTATGATGCGGTAACCCACGGCATAAAAGAGAAACGTGCAATCCTATTGTCACCCACAGGTTCGGGTAAGTCATTTATTATCTACAACCTAATGCGTTGGTATATGGAAAACTTTGGTGAGAAGATTCTCATTGTTGTTCCGACAACAAGTCTGGTAGAACAGATGCACAAGGATTTCGAGGACTATGGGTTTGACCCCGATCTATGTCACAAGATATATTCGGGTAAGGAGAAGGTGACCGACAAACAGATCATAATCTCTACATGGCAGTCTATCTACAAGTTCCCGAAAGAGTGGTTCGAACAGTTTGGTTGTGTGTTCGGTGATGAGGTACATCTATTCAAGGCGAAGTCTCTGTCTGGTATTATGAACAAGTGTTCCAATGCTGCGTACAGGTTTGGTACGACTGGTACATTAGATGGTACAGAGACAAACAAACTTGTACTCGAAGGGTTGTTCGGGCCGACTAAACGAGTTACTGCGACACGTGATCTACAGGTACAGGGAACACTTGCACAACTAGACATATCTGTCCTGTTACTGCGTTATCATAATGACGTGTGTCATATGATGCAGGGTAAGACATACCAAGAAGAGATGGATTATATCGTTACCCACGAGAAACGCAACAAGTTGATTACCAACCTTGCGTTAGACCAGAAAGGTAACACTCTGGTACTATTCCAGTTCGTAGAGAAACATGGTAAGATTCTCTTTGATATGATGAGAGATAAAGCAGAGGAAGGTCGGAAGATATTCTATGTGTCTGGAGAAGTGGATGCAACTGACCGTGAACAGATACGTGGTATCGTGGAGAAACAAAAGAATGCGATTATTGTTGCTAGTTTGGGGACTTTCAGTACTGGTATTAATATTAGGAATTTACATAATATAGTATTCGCATCCCCTAGTAAGAGTCAGGTTAAGGTACTACAGTCGATAGGGCGTGGATTGAGACAGTCTGACGATGGGTCTGTGGCGAAGTTATACGATATTGCGGACGATATGCATATTAAGTCACATAAGAACTTTACACTACGTCACAGTGCAGAAAGAATCAAGATATATACTAAAGAACAATTTCCCTATAAAATACATCAGATAAATATGAAATGAAGATATTAGTTTTTGGATTACCAGGCTCAGGAAAGTCAACCTTCGCAAGAGAGTTGGCATATCACTTTTTAGTTCCACACTACAATGCAGATACTTTTCGTGAGTATTATGATGACTGGGATTTCAGTGAAGGTGGAAGACTGCGACAGTTTCACCGAATGAACTCTAAAGACTGGGGTATCATAGATTTCGTATGTCCCTTCAACGACTATAGAGATAAGTTAGGTGCTGACTATATAATATGGATGGACACCATTAAAGAGGGAAGGTTCGAGGATACCAACAAGGTGTTCGACACCCCCACGAAGTATGATGTAAGAATCAAGAACTGGATTGATATAGACCAACTAAGAAATTCTTTCAAGGATTATGACTCTGGGGTAAAGGGTTTAGAAGAGTACCTAAAAGAACTGGTAAGACTCAATCCATAATCTAGTCTAAATACTAATACAAACTAACTGTTTAATTGGACTTACTATGAATCAATCTGGAGAAATAAAACAATTTAAGCTCGCCAATGGTGAAGAGATACTTTGTGAAGTTCTGCAATGGGAAGATGCAGATGATATCGAGATTCTCGCACGTAAGGCGATGAGACTTGTGATGATGGAAAATCAAGAGGGTGTTAAGTACTATGCATTTCGCCCTTGGATGGTATATCAAGAGAATAATGACGATCTAATTATTATCAACACCACTCATATCGTTGGTATGGGATTTCCTACTAGAAGTTTGTTGATACAATATGATGAAGCGTGTGCTGATATGGATGAGATGCATACTCAGAGAGAATTTGAATATGATCAGAAATATGGATTGTCCACAGAACAAAGATTAAATAAGGATGCCTCAGGAGATAAGATAGATGATTACCTCCAAAGAATGGGGTTACATGATAGTGCGAGTAATAATGTGATTAATCTTTTTGATAAATCTAAGTTACATTAATATAGTATTTACCCCTCTGGGAACGTAAAGCTTATTATACAGTGAGCAACAACTTTTGTCAAGTGAGAAATATGAAAATTTATAATACAGGATTCACCTGTTCCACCTTCGACCTGTTTCATGCGGGTCATGTCGCAATGTTAAGAGAAGCAAAGGAAGTCTGTGATTACCTTATTGTGGGACTACAGACTGACCCTTCTATAGACAGACCAGAGAAGAACAAACCTCTCCAGTCTATTGCAGAAAGACACATTCAAGTTCAGGCCTGTAAGTATGTGGATGAGGTTATTCCGTATGAGTCAGAAGAAGACTTGTTGAAACTCATGCACCTAATCAACTTTGATGTCCGTATAATTGGTGAAGAGTATGAGAAAAAAGATTTCACTGGTAAGGATTATGCTCTTGCCAATTTCATTGAATTGTATTATAATAAGAGACATCACAACCTTTCAAGTAGTAATTTGAGATATAAAATGGAAAATAATAATGACGGAAACTAAAGCAAAAATTAAACCGAAAGACAAACCCCACTATGTGAACAATGCACAATTCTCACAAGCGGTGGTGGATTATGTTACCGACCTTAATGGTGCGAGAGAAGCAAAGGTTCCCCAACTACCAGTAGTACCCGACTACATTGCAACTTGTTTCCTAAAGATTTGTGAGGGGTTATCCCACAAGTCTAACTTTGTTCGTTACACCTATCGTGAAGAGATGGTGATGGATGCGGTAGAGAACTGTCTCAAGGCAATTGAGAACTACAACCTAGAGGCGGCAACTCGTACTGGTAAACCAAATGCATTTGCCTACTTCACACAGATTTCTTGGTTTGCATTCCTTCGTAGGATTGAGAAGGAGAAGAAGCAACAAGACATCAAGATGCGTTATATGGAACAGTCTGGTGTTGAGGCATTCTTAGATAATCAATTGGGTGACCATAACTCAGCTGAGGCAGCACAGGCGGTTGTTGACCAACTTCGTTTGCGTATCGATGAAGTGAAAGGAAAGGACAACGAATGGAAAGCGATTGTTAAGAAAGAACGTAAGAGGCGCACAGTTAAAGTAGATTCCGACTTGACCAACTTTATAACGGAATAGTTACATGGTTAAGTTCTATGTGTTAGTCTCCAAGGACGTGAGACTAACCAAAAAACGATTACTCAGTCATTTCGATAACTGGGATAATTTTCATGTCATCATCAACACTCAAGACAAGGACGAGGAAGAGTCTTTGGTTGCGTTGATTGAGGGGTATGGTATCGACTACACCGTGACAGAGTCGGACGGAACACCGGCAACAGGAAAGAACTCCCTGTTGAAAGTGTTTCTAGAGTCTGACAATGAGTATGCGGTTTGTATTGATGGTGACGATATTCTTACCCAACATGGGTATGAGTTCTATAGCGGATTGCCCTTCTATGATGATCACCCACCCCCAGACCTTCTTTGTTTATACAGACAACAACACATCTATTGGACTGATGGTGATCGACTAGGGTCGGCACAATACCTACAGGACAAGTCTTATAAGTCTTCGATTGCGTTCATGGACGAAGACGAGATGTATGAGATGTTGATCTACAGGTATAAAAAGTATGTCGGTAACATAGAACTCACCGAAGAAGAAATTAGAACCTATAGGGATATGGCGTTCAAACGATACCGACACAATCAGATCATGAATACATATAGCGAAAGATATGAGTACATGACACGAATGGTTTGGTTCTCTCGCAAAGCAGCAGAGTTGACTAATTATAATAATAATATTGTCATAGGAGAGGATACTATACAGTTCTTCAAACATAAGAAGATTGCACAAGAAGGTGGTCTGAGGATGTTTATCAAGAAAGATGGGAGAGGTGTGGAACCAACTTATATAACATATATGGGTAACCATAGTATTACTCGTGAGAAGGATAAAAACTTTTGGACGTATAAACCATACGAAACTTACGACATTTCCGATAACCAAAATCTGAATGATACTTTACCTCACAGTATAGAGTTCCGACAGAAGACCGCAAATGCTGGTGTTGACATATATGGATGGGAGTGGTTACCCAGTTTTGCGGAAGCGGTAGAAGAAGTTCGAGAGGAAGGAAATTTACCTAGTCCAGATTTTTCTTTACCCCAATGGAAAATTGGGTTGGTGAGAAGAAAAGAAGTTATAAATACTTGACATTAACTGTTGGAGGTGGTATGATGGACAAAGTAAATCAAAGAAAGACCGAACTAAAGAAACTTCGTAGGAAAGCGATCAAGTTGCAGAATGCAAGTGCTGGTCGTTTACCTATGACAGAAGCAATGAAGATGGTGAGAAATTATGATGGAGAACAATCCAAGTCTTGATAAACCTTACATACAATTGATATGTCATCCGTATGAACACAGTTCTTCTGTGAACACACGT